GAGGCGCGGCCGTCGCTCCATCGTGACGGGTGAGCGCTCGATCGAACTAAGCGTATCGATCGAGGAGTCCCTCTATCGGCAGATCGGCGCGCTCGCGTCTATTCGGCAGATGGATCGCAATGACGTCGTCCGTGCCGTGCTGCGCGGATTCTTCCGGAAGAAATTGCAGGGCCAGCAGAACCCATTCACACTGACGACATAGACGCACGGCTGACGCGATCCTCTGGCTCTGAGAGTTGAGAGACGCGGTAGCAACACGGCGCAGCGGCTTCTGAGAAGCGCGCGGCTGTTCTCGATTCGGAATATGTCCGAGTCGGTCCAGCCGCGCGCTTTTTCTTTCTGGAGACCGAGCGCCATGAACCTGAAATTTCTCCGGCAGCGTGACGCGGAACTGCGGGCCGAGGTTGCGAAAGCGACCAGTGACCGGGCCGCGCTCGGAACGGCAGCCGTCACCGAGAAGCGGCTGATGACCGACGAGGAGCGGACAAAGTTTGCCGCGCTCGGCACGCAGGTTGACGCGCTCAACGCGCAATTGGCCGAAAACGCGGAGCTGCTCTCTGCAGCGGAAGCGGCCAACGAGGCGGCCCGCAACTATCGCGGCCCGGTCGCCTCAGAGTCGGCCACGCCTCACATCGAGACGATCGCGGATGAAGCGGACAAGAAAGCCAAGGGTGAGCCCGGCTACTTCGGCCGCCAGCTTCAGGCGGTGCGCCGTGCGGCGTATGCCATGAAAGAGGGCGTCACGCTCTCCGTCGCCGACAACACCTTGCTCGGTCCCATGCGTGCAGCCAGCGGCTCGGCGGCTTCCGGTGCCAACACGGATGTGCCGTCCGAAGGTGGCTTCCTCGTCGTGCCGGAGCGGTCCGGGTCGGTCGTGCAACGCATGTATGACCAGGGCGAGATCATGAGCCGGGTGACGCGTCAGCCGATCGGGGCCAACTCGAACGGCATGACGTTCCCAGCGATCGATGAAACCAGCCGGGCTGACGGGTCACGGTACGGCGGGATCGCGTCGAGTTGGGTGGGACAAGCGACGACCGCGACGGCTGGCAAACCCAAGTTCCGCCTGATGGAGCTGAAGCTCCGCAAGATTCTCGCCTTCGTCTACCAAACCGAAGAGATGAAGTCCGACGCGGTGGCGTTGGAAGGCTGGATCAATCGCTACCTTCCGCTGGAGTTGACGTTCCGCGCTGAGGACGCCGTCGTCAACGGCATCGGATCCAACCAGCCGCTCGGCCTCCTGAACAGCGGCGCGGCTATCACCGTGACGCGCAACACAGCGAGCAAGGTGCTCTACGAGGACGTGTCCGGCATGTGGGCGCGGATGTTCGCGCCGTTGCGGAACAATGCGGTCTGGATCATCGATCAGAGCGTTGAGCAGCAGCTCGAGCAGATGTCGATCGCGATCGGCACGGCCGGTGTGCTCGCTCCCATCTACAAACCAGCCGGCACTTCGTTCAGCGTGAACGGGACGCAGGGGTATCTGGGCGCGACGATCTACGGTCGCCCGGTGCTGGTCACGGAATACGGTGCGACGCTCGGCACCGTGGGCGACATCATCCTCACCAACCTTGGTGAATACACCGTCATCGACAAGGGTGGTGTCCGACAGGATGTCTCGCTGCACGTGGCCTTCCTCACTGATGAGGAAGTCTATCGCTTCAGTTACCGCGTGGACGGGCAACTCAATTGGAATTCGGCGCTGACGCCGAAGTCGGGCGGATCGACGCTGTCATCCGTGGTCACGCTCACGTAAGCGCGGTTCGATCAAGAGGAGATCAGTCTCATGCGTATCAGTGAAAGCCACGTGATCATCCCGCTGGTCGAGTCGAAGGACTACGGGTCGGCCGGGATCGACTTCGACGGATTCAATCTGGGAAAACTTCACAGTTGCACGATCGCGATCACGTTCGGCGCGCTGACTGGCAACTCGGTGTTGAAGTTCTACGCGGGCGCGACGGCGGCGAAGACCACGGCCGTGGCCTTCAAGTATCGGTTGTCCGCGGCTGACTACAAGGTCGCGCTGGCGGATCAGTTCGGGGACTTCACGGATGTGGCGTCCACGGGTCTGACGTTGACGGCGACGACGTTCGATCATCGCGTGATTGTGGTGTCCTTCGATTCGGATGCCTCGACCGACGGCAAGCCGTGGATCACTGGGGAGATCGACGCCACAGCCACAGTGATGAATGTCGCGGCGGTCGGTATCGGAACGGCGCGGTATCCGGGACATCTGATCCCCACGGTGATCTGAGTGCGACTGCGACAACTGGCTGGTGCGTATGCCGGCCAGGTTCTCAATTACAGCTTCTTGGCCGGTCAGAACGCGCTGAAGGCTGGAACGGCTGAACCGATCGATCGGCCGGTGCGGGAGATTCCTGTATCGGCACGGCCGCACGAGGTGAGGAATGGTAGCCAAGAGCAATTGGGCCACGGACAGCGCCAGGAACAAAGTCGCTACGCACAAGGGGACCGGCCAGCGTCTCGTTACCGCCGTCGGTAACGTCCACGTCGAGCGGTTCCGCAAGACGATTGCGGAAGTCAACGCGGGCGTGACACTCATGTCTGCGATCGCGGGATTCAAATACCGGCTCGTGGACGCATTCGCGATTGCGGTGGGCGGGGCAGTGGCCACCGTGACCACGATCGACATTCTCGGCACACAGAGCACGTCGAGTGTCAAGCTCGTGGCGTTCGCGCAAGCCGGGATGACGCAGAGCACGCTCGTGCGGGCCGGGTCGGCCAGTGGCGCCATCCTCACGGATGGGGCCTCATTCGTGGCGTGTGATGTCAACACCGCCATTACGGCGAATATCACCGGGAGCAGCATCGCGACCGCGACGCACATTGACTTCGTCATCACCTATGCACTCGATGAGGCCTAAACGTGGCTGGCGTCATCGCTCAGTCAACATACCTGGTTGGGAATATCCGGCGCCTCCGGTTTGATTGCACGGGAGACGCGTCGACCGGTGCCTATCCTCGCACACTGATCACGACGCGAATTGAAGGGCGGCTGTTGAAACTGGTCACGAATCCAGGCTCAACGGCGAGCGCCTCCCCGTCGGCGAGCGATTCGCCCTCCATGTCGCCGTCAGGATCGGCGTCGCCCTCGGCGTCCGCGTCCCCGTCTGTCGGGACGTCGCCGTCGTCGAGCAAGAGTCCGTCGGCGTCGGCGTCGCCCTCGGGATCGAAGTCACCATCGGCGTCCGCCTCACCAAGCGCGTCGGCGTCGTTGAGCCTGTCGCCGTCGGCGTCGAAGTCGCCGTCGGCGTCCGCGTCGCCGTCCTCCAGCGCCAGCCCGACGCCATCGGCGTCTGCATCTCCGTCAGCCAGTGCCAGTCCGTCGTCGAGCGCGAGCCCGAGCGCGGGATCGCCCACGGTGAATTGGGATGTGCAGATTCTGGATCAGTCCGGCTACGACGTGCTCGAAGGGTTGGGTATGAATCGCAGCGATGTGCTGTCGCAGCAGACGGCCATTCTCTATGCGTCGACCTCGGTGAATCCGGTGGTGGACGAGAGTGATGCACTGACGCTGGTTGTGGGCGGAAACACCGTGGCGAGCGCCTTTGTGGGGATCGACCTGTATTACGCGCTCGGTGCCTGACGTGTATGACGCTCTCGCTCTATGCGGCGCAGACGACGGACACCGAGCCGATCACATTGGAGGAGGCGCGCACGCAACTCCGGCAACCGCCCACGGATGAGAACGCGCTGATCGCGCTCTTGATTACCGCAGCTCGAGAACGGGCTGAGAGCGCGACGAATCGGCAGTTGTTGACCGCGACGTGGGATCTCAAGCTCGACGCGTTTCCCTCGTGCGACGTGATCGTGATGCCGAAGCCGCCGCTGTTGACGGTGACGAGCATCACCTACGTGGACAGCACGGGCACGAGTCAGACGCTGGCGGCATCGGCCTACACCGTCAGGGTGTATGTCGGGCCGCATGCGGCGCACGGGACCGTGGAGTTGGCCTACGGGCAAGTCTGGCCAGTGACACGGGATCAAGGGGACGCGGTGACGATTCGGTACACGGCTGGCTACGGGACCAAGGCCAGCGACGTGCCTGCCGGTATTCGTCAGGCGATGTTGCTGGACATTGGGACGATGTACGAGCACCGGGAAGACATCGTGGTTGGTTCTACCGCGACGGCGCTCCCGATGGGGTGTCAGCGGGCCTATCGCGCATATCGCGCCTGGCCACTGGCGGCCTGATGCGTGCGGGGTTGCTGAAAGAGCGGCTCGTGCTGCAGGACAACACGCCGGTTGTCTATCGCGTGACGAGCCTAACGCGCAGTGCGACGACAGCCACGGTCACGACGCTGACGGCGCATGGGTATACGTCGGGGTGGTATGTGGCGATCGCCGGGGCGAGCCAGTCGGATTACAACGGCGTCAAGCCCATCACAGTGACGAGCTCGACGCAGTTCACGTTCACGGTGGCGAACAGTCCGGCGACGCCGGCCACCGGCACGATTACGGCGACGTTGAGTCGGAATGCTTCTGGTGGGAATCCTGCGCCGTTCGTGACCGTGGCGGGATTGCCGCCTGGGGGGGTGCCCGCGGAACTGATTCCCATTGGGGCCACGGAGCGGTTGCAGATCCAGGCGATGGCGTCCGATGTCAGTTATCGGTTCCGCGTGCGGCGGCGCGATGACGTCACGCCAAAGATGCGGGCACTGTGGACGCCGCTGTATCCGAAAGACTCGGATCAGCAGACGTTGGAGATTCACGGGGTGTACCCGGATCTGCAGGATCGCACGGCGATGCTGATTGAGGCAGGGCGGATCACATGACGTATTCGGCGCTGACGCCAGTCTCGGAAGCCGTGTATGCCGTGCTGCTGGATTCGACGTTACAGGCCGCGACGGCTGGCGGCTGGTACGAAGTGCTCTTGCAGCCGCCGACGTTCCCGTGTGGGTGGTTCGAGCTGTTGTCGGCCACGGAGGCGAGGGGGTTTGGCACGGGGGGATTACCGCTGATTGAGTTGCGGACGCATACGTTCAGCGCGTATGGCTCGCTGAGTGAAGCGCAGGCGATCGATCGGTTAGTGATTGGGTTGTTTCGCGATGTGGCGCTGACCGTCTCCGGTTACACGTTCTGCGGGCGGATTTTCTATGACCGGACGGTGACGCTCCCGGATGAAGTGCTCAACGGTGTGCCCGTGCATGAAGTGGTGAGTTTCTTTCGGCTCTACGTGGAAGAGAGTTAATGCAGGACCAGCAGCACCCGGTGATTGTGGATCCGCAGGGACAACCTGCGCGGGCGCCGAAGTCTGCCGCCTGTCCGGTCTGCCATTCGAAGCGGAAGGGTCGATCGGCCGGGTTTGGGCACCCGACGACGCTCTGCCTGCAATGCGGTCATGACTATCAGCAGCCCTGGGAGGGTGACTGATGGCCAAGTACGGATCGTCTGGCTTTTCGGTCCTCCTGATCGACGGCTATAACCTGCTGGCGAACAAGGTCAAAAACTTCCGGCACGAGATCGAAGCGTTGCTCGAGGGGAGCACAGGCCTCGGCGACGGCTTCGAAGAGCATACCCCCACGGGCATGCAGAAAGCCTCGCTGGCGCAGGATGGGGCGTTCTTCGATGACGTCGCGAATCGGATGCACACGGCGATGGCGGCCGGCACGGCGACCAATCGCGTGCTGTGCTTTGCCTACGCCGGCAATACCGTAGGACAGCCGTTCGTCGGGCTGGAAGGCACCTACGCGTGCAAGTACGGCGTGCTGGGGACAGTCGGGCAACTGACGAAGGCGAATGCCTCCTACGTCGTCTCGGGCCGTCTTGACCGGGGAGTCATCCTCCAGGACTGGTCCGCGGAGACGGTCGACCTGACGGGCGCGTGGGTGGACAACGCGGCGGCCTCCGCAGCGGGTGGTGCGGGCTACCTGCAAGTCTCCGACAGTTTTGGATCCTGCCAGTTCCGGATTGAGCATTCGCCCGATCAGAGCACCATCTCGACGCTGATGACGTTTACGACGGTGACGGCGTCCCCCACCGCGCAACGGCTCACGGTGACGGGCACGATTCATCGGTATACCCGTTTCGTGGCGCAGTTGGCGGGCGGGTCGCCCTCGGCGAGCCAGTCGCCGAGCGCGAGCGCCTCGCCCTCGGCGAGCCAGAGTCCCAGCGCGAGTGCGAGCCTGAGCGCGTCCCCCAGTGCGTCCAAGTCTCCGTCGGCCTCCGCGTCCGGATCGCCCTCGGCGTCGAAGTCTCCGAGCGCGTCGACATCGACGAGTCCTTCTGCCAGCGCGTCGCCGTCCTCGTCCGTGTCTCCGACGGATTCGCCGAGCACGTCGCCGAGCGCGTCGGTCAGCCCCTCGCCGAGTCCGAGTGGATCGTTCTACGGGTCGGCGACGGTGTTCTGTGGCTTGGGGCGGTTCTGAGCGATGACGGATCAGGAGTTGGCGGCGGCCGTGACTGAGGTCACCGAGTGGGAGCGACGGACGCGGGCCGTCTGGGGGAATGAGTCGGCGTTGGTGGCGGAGCGTGAATCTGCGCTCACGGCGTTGCGGTTGGTGGTGCCACTGCGGCGGGTTCTGGAAGCGTGGGTGGTGATGCGCGCGTGTCGCGTCGCGCAGACGACGACGTAGGGAGTAGACATTATGGCTGCAGGCAAACACGCGAGTAGCGAAATCACGATCACGATTGATCTGGCGGGTGGCAGCTCGCCCACCGCCATCACCAATTACATCCTGACCCTGAGTGCGGCGGAACTCGAAGCGCTGATGCAGGCGTCCACCGCGTATGGGGACGCCTTCGAAGAGCACTTGCCGACCGGCATGCAACGCGTGTCGCCGTTCGACATGACGGGGTTCTTTGATGACACAGCGACGACCGGCCCGCATGCGGTGCTCGGCGCGCCGGATGCCACGCCACAAACCGCGACGCGGACGCTGACCCTGGTCTTTGGCAACAGCAAGACCTTTTCCGGGGAATGCTTCGTGACGAAATACGGCGTGCTCGGCAAAGTCGGATCGTTGACGGAGTTTACGTGCCACATTCAACCGACCGGCACGTGGGCCTGGACGTAAGTCGCGAGGTCTGAGCGTGAAACAGGAGTGCCCAGTTCACCAGAACACGGCGCTCCGCTTTTTCCCTTGGAGTGTCGATGTCCATTTTTGCCTCGTGTACGCAGCAAACGATTCCGATCCCATTCGATCCGCCACAGACCGTCACGATTCGCGCGCTCACCGGGCGGGAGATGGACGCCGCGCAAGCGGAGCATCTCAAAGCCCTGGTCTCCGGGCAGACGACACGCGGGTGGGCCGCCCTGTTCAAACGGCGTGTATCCGAGGGCGTCGTGCAAACGGATGCCGACGTCCAGCAGGAACTGCGGGATCCGCTGTTGGGATTCGACGTCTACACCATCGTGGCCGCAGGGGTGGTCGGCTGGACCTACAACACGCCGGTGACGCCGGAGGCACTCGCCGATCTGGTCTATGCCGCGGTGGATTTCTTCGCCCGTCAGATCATGCGGTTGACGCAGCCGAGTCTGTTTCAGACGGCCGAGGACGCGGAGCGTGCGGAAAAAAACGACTGACGGCCCTGTCCCGTGCGCTCGACGGGGACGGGCCATGTCCGTATGAGTGGTGGATTAGTCGGGTGTGTGAGGAGTTCCATTGCCTACCGTCGCAGGCGGCGCGCGAACTCGCGCGGACACCCGTCGGGTTTGTGCAGCGGATTCTGAAGGCCCGCGTGTTTGCGCAGGCCAAGGCGATGTATGACGCGGCGCACGAACAGGGGCACGAGGCGGCCCAGCGACTCCCACGCACGCCGATCTTCGATCTGGTAAAGACAATCGATTTCGAGATCGCAAACGCCGACCGAGACGCTCATGCCTGACCGGATGGCCATCGAGATCGATAACGCGGCGCTTTTGGAGGCGCTGTCGGCTGTCGCTGGACCGGAGATGCAAGAGGCGGTCGACGATGCCGGCAAAGAGACGGCGGAGAATATCTGCCGCGAAGCGCGTGCGCGTGTGGCGCGTCGGACTGGCGAAACCCAGTCGCACATCGTGGTGGTGAAGGCTCGGGACGGCAAAGGTTGGGTCGTCTGGGTTGAACCGGACGTGATGATCTCGCATCACACGAGTCAACGATCCGGTCGGTCGCATACCCAACGTGTCAGCTATAACGCCTTGGGTGGGTGGTTGGAATTTGGGACGAAGTTTATGACCAAGCGGCCGTTTCTGCATCCCGCGGTGGCGCTCGAAGAAGGCCCGCATCTGCAGCGGCTGTATGAGGCGATCCAAGTGGAAATCGATGCCCACGGGTTGGGCGAATAGATCATGCCGAATCCCGCGATGGCCGTCCGTGTCGTCACGAATCTCGATGATCTGCGGAAGAACCTCGCGGAAGGCAAGAACATCATCGATGTGACGACGGCCAGCATGCAGAAGCTGGCGGCCAG